GACCCCGCTTCAGCCGGTCATGGTCGATGGCAAGAAATACCTTGTTATGCTCATCAGCCCCGACGCGGCCGTCGATCTGAAGTATGACACAACCTTCATGGCTGCCCAGAAAGACGCTGCTGAACGTGGCTCGAACAACCCGCTCTTTACCGGTATGCTTGGCATCTGGGATGGCGTCGTCATCCACGAACATGAAAACGTTCCGATCTACTCCAACGGCGGTTCGGGCGGCAACGTCAAATACTCCAAGTGCGTTCTCATGGGCGCTTCGGCTCTCTGCTGGGCCTGGGGTGAACGCCCGAGCATCGTGGAAGAAGACGAAGATTACGGCGAATTCAAGGGCTACTGCTGGCGCATGACTGCCCAGGTTGGTAAGCCGAAATTCAACAACCAGGACTTCGGTTCTATCGCTGTTTACGTTGCCGACAGCCGCGCCACTGGCCGCACTGTTAACTACAAGTAAGGGAGTAACTAATCATGGGTAACTCTACTACCTTCCTGACCATTCCCGCAGCTCAGCGCCTCGGCACTCAGGTTGTCTACGCTGAACGCGAAATCGACTTCACCGTCGAAAATCTCGCCTCTGCCTCAACTATGGATGTTCTCAAACTGCCCAAAGGTGCTGTGCCCCTCCGCGCCGGCTGGATTACCAAGACCGTCAACACTAACGCGAATGCCAAAATTGCACTCAGCTGCCCGACTGCCAACCTTACCCTGGTTGATGCCGCAGTTCTTGGTAACGCCAACGCCGCGACTATCGCCGCTCTGACCGCTTCCGCAGTTCTTGCTGCCGAAGATACCGTCAGAATTACCGGCTCAGTAGCTACTCTGGCTGAGGCCAAGATCGTTGTGTTTGTTGAGTATGCCGTCTCTGACGCCTGCCGCAACTGACATTCATAACCCGTAGAATAAGGGCAGCAGCGATGCTGCCCTTTTTCGTATAACAGGAGTGCCTATGTATTCAGTTGAAGAAATTATTACGATGGCCGCCACTCTCGCCGGCCGGGGCGACAAGCTCTCTTTCGATGACCTCAATCAAGGGTTGAAAATTCTCAATTCAATACTGACCGACTGGTCAGTCACCCGTGGCGTCGAACTGTTTAACATCCAGGAAGCCACTGCTGCCCTCGCTACCGCCGATACGGTCCTGCACAACAGCGTTTATTATCAGTGCTACAATGAGCACACATCCAGTTCTGACAATGAACCTGGTGTTGGCAGTCTGTGGGAAGATTACTGGGTGATCGCACCCGAAGTCACAAGCCCGCTTACCTGGGCCGCTGACAATAGTTACCTGCCGAACAACGAACTGGGACTCAACCCATCTCAGATCGACGATGCGATGAGCCTGAGAATCCTGCACGAAGGGCAGTTCTCGCCGGTCGAAAAGATCAGGATGCTTGACTTTAATCAGCTTGATCGCACGGAGTTCGGCCTCCCGACTAAGGCGTACCTGAACAAATCAGCCCTCGGCACGTCGATCAAGTTCTGGCCGATCAACAACGAGCCCAACGCAACTCTGCATTACTACTCGATCAGCCGCCCCGCCCCCTATGCCCCGAACCAGACCCCCGGCCTGCCTGACCAATGGATAGTGGCATTATATTATGCACTCGCCGTAGAACTCGGTTTCGTGTATAATATCAGCATGGAGCGTTTGAACGTGTTGGGCCAGAAGGCTCAGTATGAATTTAATAAGGCGTTCCGTTCAAATGAAAGTGAGGTTGACCGGTGCTTCGTAAAACCCTGCTACTGATCTTAGCCCTCATCTGGTGCGCCTCGCCGCTCATGGCCGATGGTGCGCTTATCCAGTTTCTCGCCGCCGGGCTACCCAGCCTCAGCTCTACGGTAATCAGTGGCGGCCAGGTCTACGCCTATGCCGCTGGCACGACCACTCCGAAGTCCATCTACACAACCAATGCACTGACCACTGCCCACCCCCAACCTGCCCGGCTCGATACCAATGGCCGCTTGCTGGCTTATGGAGAGGGTCTTTACAAATTCGTCATCAAAGACGTGGCGAGCACTACGATCTTCACCGTAGACAACGTAGAGGCCCGGTCGATTCAGGGGATATTCGATGACCCCACCGACCCGTTCGGCGATACCCTGACCCAGACCACTCTCGCTACTACCAACCTGACTGCTACCATTGCAACCATCGATAGCCTCTCTGCCCCGGTAGGTGCGTCTATTGCCAGCCTGACCATTGGTGGCACACCGATTATCGGCGTCGGCACCGGCACCGCTGCTACCCATGCTGTTAATAAAGCTCAGCTCGACGCTGCAATATTGGCTTATTCTCCTGCCAGCTACTCGATCACAAATGCGATGATTGCTAGCCAGTCAGTGAACCCACGCCTGCTCGATCTCGACTATGCGAAGTTCCACCGCGTCGCTACCTTTACTCTCGCCGCTGCTTCTCTGTGGACTGATGTGGAGTGGGACACCACTGTCGTCAGTGAAACCTCTGGTATTAGCTTAATCAGCTCCACCACGATTCAGCTGGTCGATGCGGCCCATTATAAGATCACGGGTTGCACCCGCCCCCGCTGGACTGGTGAGGCCGCCACCGTTGCCATTGTCGCTTCTCGCATTGTCTATTCGACCGATGGTGGCAGCACGTGGGACGAAGCTCGCTGCCTGCAAGCAATCAGTGGTAGAGCGCACAGCGAGAATGAAGTAGGAACCTTACCCTACCACGGTTCTATCTCTGTGCCCGCTAACGCACAAGTGAAGCTACAGGTGCGAGTGGATAATGTCAGTATGCTTTTGGCCGGTTGGCCCGGCTTCGATAACCCCGTTGCTGCGAGCATTGATATTCAGGCCGCAGGCTATTACAATCCGTAAGTTTGGTTTCATAACATAAAGGAGTTTGTATGAAAAAAGCCCTTCTCGTTCTTGCCCTCGTTCTCATTGCCATTTCCGGTTTCGCCCAGGGCGATCAGATTCTCTCTCAGCGCCAGGCCATTTACGAGGAACTGAGAGCGCACACTTACGATAACCTCGTAAAATCAACCTATTGTGCCCTGACCTCTGTTAAGCACGTTACGCCGAATGATACCACCTCTACCGGCACCCACAGCTCAAGTTACCTCGGCACGCTCAAAGGCCCCCTGCTTATGAGAGTCCAGAATCTCGGCACCACCGGTAAAATCTACTTCAAAGAATATGCACTGAGTGGAACCAATGTAGCGTCAACCACTGCCACTGACCCCTATCTACAATCCACACATGGCAATTATCTTGCTACCGGTACTGCTGGACAGCTCGCGCCGGGTGAATGTTGGGAAAAGGTTTACTACGGTGAGCCCGACCTGATGTTCGGGGGTGTCGAAGCTGCCACATTCTCAATCCAGATTTTCCAGCGCAACAACTAGGAGTTAAGTTATGCGAAACCAGACCCCACTTTTTATCGCCTTCTTTATCGCAATCGCTATGACCGTTCTCGGCTGGCCCAGTTCTGACCAGGTTCTCAGCTATACTGGTGGCATCCACGGTTACGACAGCACGACCGGTATGTGGAAGCCTTTTGCCGTGACCGGCGATGGTAAAGTTATGACCGACTCATCGGTAACCATTGGCTCCATCACTGTAGACCCTGCTGCCCCACCGACCGCCAATCTCCAATCGGTTGTAGCAGTCACCCCGGCGGCCGCAAACGTAGTCAGCTTGGCCAACCGTAAATCTCTCGCTATCTTCAATCACTCAATGACCATAACCCTCTGGGCCAGTCTGGATGCAGTTACAGCCAGCGCTACAGTGGATGCGTCAATCCCTATACCACCGATGGGCTACATTTCAACTGAACTCGATGCTTCCAAGATCATCAGCTTAGTCGCATCAGAAGCGATTAACGCCACAGTTTACCAGGATGGCTATTGATATGAAAAAACTGATAACCCTTCTCTTAATCCTTGTTTGCACTTGCTCATTTGCTCAGATGCGTGGCGGTGCTCAGTATGACCCCGGCGCAGCCCGCAAAAACCTCAGCAATGTCGATGCCTCTGCAACCCCGTCTATGACATCCATAACCCTGTCGGGCAAAGTCAGAGCAGCCTGGGCTGATATCCTCGGTGATATTTATGCCAGCGGCACCGTGAAAGTTAGTGCAGGCACCGCTGCCGCGCCCGCTTATTCGTTTGCGTCCGACCCTGACACCGGGATTTATTCGCCGGGTGCTGATGTGCTTGGGTTCGGCGTTGGTGGGGCTGATGTAGCATCATTATCATCAACCGGACTTAGCCTCGGAACACCCTTGAGCGTGGCTAACGGTGGCACCGGGGCAATCGACGCGGCAACAGCGAGAACGAATTTGGGTGTCGCCTATGGCACCACAACGGGCACGGTTTGCCAGGGTAACGACGCTCGGCTCTCAGATGCAAGAACACCTGTCACGCATGAGCACAGCGGGGCTGATATTGTCTCGGGCACGGTTGTAGACGCGAGGATTGATGCTTCGATTTGCAGAGATAGCGAACTGACGACGCACGCCGACCTGACAGCCGCTCACGGTGCAACCGGCGCGGTTGTAGGAACCACGAATACGCAGACCTTAACCAACAAGACCATGGGATCGGGCTGCTCCTGGGGCGGCACGGCAGTTCCTGTTGCCAACGGTGGCACCGGGGCAACCACTGCTGCTGAAGGGCTGGCGGCTCTGGGTGGCGCGAGTTTGAACGGTAGTAGCACTGTGGACTTCTCAGTGAACCACGCTAAGGCCGCCGATGGCACCGCAGCCGCGCCAGCTTATACGTTCAGCTCTGACCCTGATACCGGGATTTATTCGCCGGGTGCCAATAGCGTTTCTATCACAACTGGCGGCTCTGAGCGTGTGCGGGTAGATAATTACGGCCTGAATGACCCCGAATTGAACACACGTATTGAATCAAATAATAATTTCAACCCAAAACGATGGGGTGTGAAGATTGATACCACGAATCCCGACCCGTATACCAGTGTTAGTTATGTATTCGATGCCGCCGGTATGACCCCAGCTACATTCACATTTGGCGATGTAGATGGCAAAATGGATAGCCAGAATTACGGGGATTGGTGGCCATTCATTAACGCAATCTGCCGCCCTGTGATGCTGAATCCTGATGGCTCAGTAGCATACGAACTCGACCACACCGATCAGACCAAGAAGCTGGATGGCTCAGCCTCAGATATTTCCAGCACCGTCCATAACATGAACGCCATGGTTGAATTTAAAAAACTCTGGCACCGCGTTTATACCGACGGCACAGACCTTTATATAGTATTTTCAAACGTTCAATATGACCCGAACTACGTGGCTAACGCTTTTACCAATGCTGATGGTGAAATCAATGACCGTTTCTATTATTCCATGTTCGAAGGGTCGAACGTTAGCAACAAACTGCGATCACTGGCAACCGGAGTTATGATGGCGAATCAGGCCGGCGAAACTGAAATAGA